TGGTGATTCTGAAGTAGATCCACCATATCCACCACTGCCCAATTGGGTTAAAAATTTGTTGTTTTGTTGTAATGAAGCATTGTCTCTACCATAACCTCTACCACCCTGACCCACATATGATGATCCCCTATATGCTGAAGTTCCTTGACCTCCTGCTCCACCAAAAAAATCTTGTCCAGATTGAAAAGGAGCACTACCTGAATTTCTTGAACTGCTTCCACCACTCATTGCCAGTGTGTTGCCATTACCATCAGTTAATTTTGTTCCGCTGGTTGTGCCTATTGCGCCTCCTGTGGCAGTGACCCAAGTGTTGTCTGTGTATGATCCTCCACTGTATTCTTTGTAAGTTAAGACAGTTGCTCCAGCAGTTTGTGATTGTGATCCAAATTGACCAGGTGCACTGTTGATATAACTTTCACTTCTAAAAATATTGTTAGGCATGTCTGGAAAAGAACCACCGCTGACATAATCTCTTCTGTGTACAATTACTTGTCCACCATCACCACCAGTTCCAAGATCAATACCTGCTCCACCACCGCCTACTACTAGGAATCTAACAGCGGCTGAATAATACCAATATTTCAAATTGTTATTTCCGTTTGATAACACTGTGCTTTGTGAAGTGTAATTATACAGAGCTGGTAAGCCATGTGTGTGTCCCACATTTGTGTTCATAATTGTGACTGCGTTCCAGGTTTCTGTTGAATCACTGCCACTGTAAGATATTGTTACATTTTTAGTTTGTAAAGTGGTTGATGTGGCATAATCTATTAATGTGAAACCCAATGTTGTGTTTGAAGTTTGATCACGCAATGGATAAAATTCTAAATCTTCAATTGCTGTGTTGACTTCTGCTTTGGTTTTATTGGTTATACTATATGTGACACCAATTGTTTCTGTGTTCAATGATCCATTGTCAATGGATATTTGTAGAGTGTATCTGTTGGCACTGTTAAGATTATTTTGAATATACACAGGATTTGAACTGAAAGGGTTGTTTTCTGTCATACCAGTGTATTGATAAGTCACAGCAGGAATATTAATATACAACACATCAAATGCCGTAGTTATTGTTGCTGTGATTGACATAGTGGCATCACCATATTCATAATTAGCATTTTTGGTTCCTTCACAAGTCAGTGTGGCTAATGAAACTTTTAATGATATTAAATCTGGGAAGTCCACGTTGGTGCTTGGCGCAGTGGTCCATCTGTGTTCTTGATCATTGTCAAATCCAAATGCGGCTAATCCATCCCTGTCTTCCACAGCACCTTCATCTATCAACACATAATAAGTTTCTCCTGCATCAATCAATCCTGTTGTGGTTAATGTTATCTGATTGCCTGATATTGTGTTGTTGGCTGTGGAGTCTGATGGGTTGTATGTGCGAAGCAATGTGTCTGGTGAACCCACTTTGTAAAGTTCATAATTGCCGTTGCCTGCCAATATCAGTCTGTCGTAGGTGTATGTGATGAATGTGTTGTTGGTTACTGTTGTGCCAGATGGTGTGTCTGTTTGGACTTGTGGTCCTGTGGAATTGGTTGTGAATGTGCCCAAACCAGTCACAGCAGGGTTTGAAAATTTTGAACCTTCTGTCTCTTTCACAAAATCTTGTTCTAAGTCTATGGTGTAGGTTTCGCCTGCGACAAATCTAAGTCCTGCCGCAAATGTATCAATCACCACTTTCTTTCTGTTGTTGTTTAATTGACATTTTGCAATCACTTCCAGTGTTGCTGGGTACATATAAATTTGAGCCATTATTCGTAGTCCTCTGTGGTTACTGCTGATGATGAAGCAGGTATTGTGTGAATTATTGTGCCGTTGCTGTCTTTAATAACAGCATTGCCTGAACCTTTTTCAACAGGTCTGTCAAATATTTGTACAATTCCTGTGTTGCTTGGTGAACCATTTGTTATTGTGGCTGTTGGTGCCGCTGGTCCTGGGTCAGTGTCAAATGTTGCTGTGGTTGTGTCTGTGATGCCAGCAAAAGTCAAGTCTGTACAATCAGGATTCACAATCGCTGTGGATGAAACATTCACATAGTAGGTGCTACCAGGATCTAGATCCACTGTGGGATTGAGATACACTGTGTTGCCTGATATCCAAAATAATTCATTAATCTGATTGTCTAAGAATGTGTGTGCCACATTGAACACTTGATGAGTGACAGCACCACTTTTAAAAATGGTGATTGTGCCTGTGCTACCAAATGCTATAGAATCGCTGAATTGTAATCTAATTTCTGTTTGTGTGTCTATGTCTTCAAAATCTGTAAGACCGTTGTTGGCACTGCTCACAATTAATTTAACAAAATTCATACTTGCCGCCGTGAAGTTCAAATTGTCAGACTTCACAATGGCATTGTTGCCCAATTGATGATTACAATCTTTTATTTCTTCATTGGCAAACACTATGTTGGCTGGTGCTATGATGTAATGAGCTCTGCCCAACAATGCTTTGCCGTCTATATTACTGTAAATCACTTGCGTTTTATTTAATGGATTCACAACACCTGCTGACGCGGCAATGGTTCCTTCAGACAGGTCAGTCACATCATTCATTATGGATATTGTGCCTGAACCCACCGTGACTTCTTTGTCAAATTGTAAAATTAAAACACTTTCTAGACAAATGGTGCCTGTGTCTTCTGTCACTGTGAATGTTTTGTCTGTGGCAGTGTCAGCATTCATTGTGCCAATGAAAGTGCCAATGTTGGTAATTTCTATGTCTTTGTTCTTGGTACACAGTGTGGGAGGATTTGTGGTATCAGAATAAAATTTGAAAGGTGTTGTTTCTGTAAAAGTTTTGGCAAACAAAAAAGTATCAATATTACACGCACCTGTGCTGGGTGTTGTGTGTGCTGTGCCTGTGAATGAATATGCTGAGGTTGTGTAAGCAGGTGTGTTAAAGTTCCAGGTTGTAGAACCTATTTCTTCTCCCACTGCGTCATAGTCTGTGGCTGTGTCTGAATAATCTGTGCCACAATCTTCATATCTTTTGGTTTTGCCTGTGATTGCGGGTGACACATAATCACAATATGTCACAACACCTTCATCCATTAAGATGTAGTAGTCTGTTTTCAAATCTCTGTTGGCAAATCCAATTGACAATGCGTTGTTGGTGATGGTAAAATCACTTGCGTTGCTTGTGGTGTTTAATGTTTCTTTCAATGTGCCATCACTTGAATACAATTTAACATTTTTGTCTGAACCCAAACTGAGTGCACCATAAAATACGTTGGCTGTGGAATCTGTTGCTGTTCTTCCATACAACACATAATAATCTCCTGTGATGGGTGCTTGATCACTGGCATATTCGCCTGTTGAATCCAAATGCGTTGTTCTGTCTGGTGGATAACGATTTACAATGTTCATTTTAGGTAATACAGGCGCCACTGTGTATTTCACAATTTCTGGCGCATAGTAGGTGCTACCAGGAACCCAAGCAGATCCATCCCAAATTAATCCATCTCCTGCTTCTGGTGGTGTGCCTCCTGCTGAAAACAGATTGGTATTCACAGTGACTGTGACAGCGTCAGCAGTCTGTGTGGCTGTGACAGCATTACCCACAAAATTTATTTCTGCTGGTGTTGATGTAAGTGTGGTACCTTCATCTTTGACTGTGATATTGTTGCCTGCTCCTGGTAATGGATCTGAGGCTCCTATATCAATTGCTCCATTTGTGGCATCTTTGATTAGATCCGTTAATCTTTGAAACATTGATTTGTTGCCTGTCATTCCTGAAAAGAAACCATCCAGTTTTAATAATAATTCTACCAATGAAAGAGCACCCAACAATCTCCCCAATGCGCCACCATCAACTTCTGTTTCATCTCCTATGGCATCTGTGGTTTGAACTGGTGTGAAATCAACCAATCCAGATGGTGTTGAAAAAGGTCCTGTTGTGGTTGAGTTGATACCTCTCACTTTAAAGAAATATTCATCTTCTGCCAGTGCGTCATAATCCAATGTGACTGTGGTGCCTGAAGTATAAACTCCGCCATTGGCTGGACGTTCTGTGGCAATCAATTGATATGATCTGTTTTCATCTCCTGATACAGCAACATCTAAGGTTTTCCAAAATTCTATTGCTTCAACCAATCCTGTGGGTGCTGTGGTTTCCACTTCCACTCTTGGACGACTGTTGGTTTCAAATTTTGTAACCTGTGGTGTGCCTGGTGTACCAATTGAACCTATTGTGATGATGCCGTTTGAATCTGTTCTGGTGTATCTATACAAGTCTGCTTCTGAATACACATTGGCGTCATACTCCAATGCCACCATCTTCATTGTTAGAGCACCATCTGTGTCCTGTGTTTCCTGTATGCTGATGATTCTGAAAACCTTTGATGTGAATCCCAGTCTTGAATTGGTTACATCTATGAGATCACCTGCTTTTAGATTGATGTATGTGAAATCTGTTTCAAAGTCTATCACAAGATTGACTCTGCTCTGTTTTAATTCTATTAGACCCAACAGTTGTGCTTGAATGGGTTCGTTAATTGTGTCATACTGTATCTGCAGAGTGTTGTCCTGTTCATTGGCATTTCTATCCGCCGCAGGTATTTCTATTGTGACAAAGTCTGCTGAATCTCTTATGTCTCTGTGTGGGAACTCCACCTTAACCTTGTTGTAAAGATCTCTTAAACCTGTGGACGCCACATTCACATTGCCTATCACATTGGAATCATCAAATGATGCTGTGGATGAACCTGACTTGTTGATAACAACTCCCCATTTGCCTTCGTGTATGTCATATTTTAGATAACTGGCTGTGCTGGATGCTATCTTCTCAATGTTCTCCATCACTGTTTTGGCTGTGTCCAGCAAACCATTAATTTGATATCTGTCTGCCAATGTTTCTACGCCTGTGCCTTGATCTTCATAATCTACACCTGTCAATGAAAAGGTGTTGAGTGCAGTCAACGTGGTTTGGTCAATGTCGTCTTCGTGTATGCCTGCTCCATAAGTGGTGTTGGTCATATAGTCATACAACACATCACCAGGTTGCTTCATACTGTTTTCCAATTCAAAATTCCAAGTGCCCAATTGTGTAATACCTCGTTCTCTGTTGTAGTTCACTTCCACAACGGCAAATGCCAAGTTCTCCATCTGGTGTGTTGAACTGCCCCAATTAGGCATCACAGTATAAGCATTTGGATATGAAGCATTGGTGTATCCTGTTGGTATGCTGGGTGATGCTGTGTTGCCAGCATAACAATAAACTTTTACCAATCCAGATATTGATGTGTCAAAATTACCACCACGATCCACTGTGTAATCCACAGTGAAACCATCTGATTTAAAAACCAATCTCTGATCATTCAGATACACATCTTTGAATGTGTAGCCACTGCCTGATGAATCGCTCAGTTGGTGTCCTGTGGTTTCTGCCAATGTTAAACAGAATGTCATTGTTTGATTGTTGTTGGATTGTTGAGCATCTGTGATGATGCCTCCAAAGAATGCTGTGCCGTATAATACAGGAATCTTGTTGTCTGCCGCTGGTGGTATCTGTAGTCTTACACCCTCGTCTATGTTGGGTATTTCATCTATGTCATTGCCTTTGTTGACATTACGGTTCAGTCTATACACCAAGTAAGCCAAAGCGGCTGTGGTGATCAATGAACTACGATTACTTTTTAAAAATCCTCGTGTTTTGTTGCCAAAGTTTTTTATGCCATCAAGAAAACTCATTACTTGGGTGCTCCAAAGTTAAAGTTGGATTTTGCCAATGCAGGCACTCTGTCAAAAGATTGATCTCCAGGATAAAATTCTGCTTGATCAATGGGATTGGTTCTTCTGCCTGTCACTTTGTTGTTGAGTTGATCAATCACGCTGGTTGCTGTGACTGTGATTATGACAGAACTATCTGAACCTGACAGATCATCTGCCACATTGAAATTGTTCACAACTCCTTTGAACTTGCCTGCTGGATTGCCTGTGATGGATAACAATGCTCCATTGGCGGCATTAAAAAATGCTCTAGTAATTTGTAATTCTGAACCTTTGATCTTCTTTGTGAGTATGTCACTCACGTTGCCTGAGGGTATGCCTGATATTGACACGCTCAATTCTTCTGAAGTGGCTCTTAAATTGCTGGTGGTGTTGGATACAGATAATAATTCTCCTATGCCTTGGTATGTCACACTGTCTATGGTGTAATTGATGTGGTAGTCTGAAAAGGTTAATGTCTGATAACCAGGTACCACCAACTTACAAAATAGATTGGTTTGTATGTTTCTGTATGATGAAAGATTCAGGGGCATTATATTGCCTCAACAAATATAAATGGACCGCTCCAACTCACTTGGTCATAACCAAATATGGTGTAATTGGGCCATTGAACACAAATCACGTCCCAAACAACATTTGTTCCAATAACCAAATCATAATTTGCTGTGACATCTAATAGGGGTCTGTGAACGCCAATGACGCCCGTTAAGCTCGCCTGATCATTAGTTACGGCATAAACCTTACCTGATGTGCCTAATTGTATATAATCGCCTTTTTTTAATCTAAAATTTGAATCTGATGTGTTGGTGTTCACTGTTAATGAAGTGCCACCCTGTGTTGCGGCAACATTGATGGTGCCTGACACACCTAAACCACCCACTGTGCCAGCAATATATGATTGTGGTATGCTGACTTCACCTGTGTTTACTCTGTCCAATGTTTCCATATCCTGTATGATTGAACGATAGTCTGAAAATTTTGGACCATCAGGCAGTCTAACTTCAAACTCCCAAACTTGTCCACCAACAGATGTGGTTTTGATTACACCTGATCTGGATTGTGTTTGTGAAACTTTTCTTCTCTTGTTGATGCTGAGTGATGTGGCTCTGTCAAATACTTCTTGATATGCTGTTGTCATTGTGGTTACCTACTTGTTTGTGGCAAACTCTGTCTGCCTGTTTCTGATACTGCGAACAAGAACTGTGGATCTCTTGCCAATAGTTCCTGGAATGATGCGGCATCTACTGCGTTAATATTGTATGTGACTTGACTGCCCATTAATGGTGTGACAGATGCTGGTCCTTGAATTAATTCTGGTCCTCTTTCTCCTGCAATGCCAAACTTGCCTGCGCCAAGCATACCACCATCTCCAAATTTGGGCAATTTGCTACCTATAGCAGAACCAATTGAACCCAACACATCAAACAAGCCTGGTGCGTTGCTTCTTGCTCCAGCACCACCAAATATTCTTGCGAACAGTTCTTGTATTCTGCTTCTTAACAGTGTGGTCAGCATATCATTGATTAAATCTTTGAAATTGAATTTACCTGTCTTAACAAATCTCACAATGGCATCTTCCATACCTTGTGTGGCTTGTTCAAATATTTTTCTTGCCTGTTGAGCACCATTAGTGGCATTCTCCACATAGTCATCCATAGCATCGCCCCAACCTGTTGAAAAGTCTCTTTGATTCTCTCTGGTTGCTTTGGCAATTTCTTGTTGTGCTTGAATTAAGGTATCTTTGTTTTGTTCTACTTTGGCAATTAATGCTTCAACCTGTTTTGCATCTACTCCTTCAGTCTGTTCTTTGATTCTGTTCTTGATTGCTTCAGCATTCTTTTCTTCTGTGATTCTTATTTTTTGTAATTCTTTATCAAACCCTCTTAAATTCATTAATTGCTGATCAAATTCTATAGATGATTTTGTTTTTTCAAAGTCTTTGGTGATCTGATCTGTTAATTTCTTGATAGTGGCACCTATCTTTTCTGCTTCATCGTTTGATTTCTTAGAATCAACAGGGGCTCGTATACTCATATCTAATCCAGAATTTACAATTTTGTTATATTCTTTTGCTGTCTTGTTTAATTCTTCTTGTGCTTTGGTGGCATCTGAAGTTTTGTTAACATAATAAATTAAACCTCCTGCCGCCGCCATAGTGATTGACAGTATTTTGATGAAAGGATTTGCACCAACCACAAGATTGAATGCCGCCATAGCGCCAGATGCCTTTCTTATGTTTTTTGTCAATGTTAAGAACAATAACGCAATTTTGCCCACTGCCAATGCCACAAATGCCGCCTTAACCAAATCAATGTTCCCTTTTAAAAATTTTATAACTGTGACTGTGCCTTGTATGGCAGTGGCTAATCCTGCACCAACTGAGTCTGCAAACTCTTCTAATACATCTGCGTTGCTTTCAAAAAACTTGTTAAGGTCACCCAATT